GGCGTTGGTGAAATCCATGGTGGGCCGGTCAATCCGCGATTGCAGGAAACTCAGCGCGGCTTGGAATACGGGCTCGCCGTACTCGTTCACCCCGCCTTGCTCGGCTTCGGCGATGGTCGTTTCCCACCGCTGGCGGCCTTGCTGCAACTCACGCCGCTGCGCCGACTCTCGTTCCGCTTCTGCCGCTTCCTGGCGCATCTCGAACTTGGCCAGATCGACGGTATAACGCGGATCGAACTCTCTCGCCAGATAGTCCTCCGGTCGTGGCGGCGCATTGGCGTCGCGCGGTTGTTGTGGCTGCGCGGGTTGTTGCTCTTGCGGGTGCTGTTGGCGCCCTTCGAGCATTCCCGACAGCCTGGCGATCTCGATCTCACGCGCCCTTAGATCGCGCGAAAGTTGGCCGATGCGCCCGCGCGCCGTGCGGTGCTCGGGGGTATCGTCCTTGCCGGCGCCGTTCTGCGCCGGTTGAGGCTCGCCGTCTGCGCCGCCGGCCTCACCCTCACCGCCCGGTTGTCCGCCATCAGCCGGGGCGCCCGCATTGGCGCCCGGCTGAAGCTCAGGATTCGCGTTCGGTTGAGGCGCGCCGTCGCCGCCTTGCACTTGCTCCGTCATTGTCTTGCTCCCATCCCCGCAGGCGCAAAGCGCCCCACGCGTTCACCGCGCGCGGGGAGCGCGGTGGGCGAAATGTTGGCGAACACGCCCGGCGGAACGCCGGGGCGCGCGCGAAGCGGCGGCGGGCCAGCCGGTCTTGGCGGCCCCGCGCGCGGCGGGATAGGAGCGCCGGCGGGAGCGCCAACGGGTGCACTGGCCGGCGGCGCGCCCATGCCCATCGGTCCAGGCGGAGGCATCGCGCCGGGCGGCGGCGGCAAAATCCCCTGCGCTATCGCGACGGCTTCGATCTTGGCGTTGAGCTCTTCGTAATCCTTGATGTTCAGGTTCTTGAACATCTCCATCCAGAGGATGGGTTGGAACGGCGGGGCGGCGCCCCTGGCGGCTTCCGCCAAGGTTTGCGCGGCCTTATCGCGCTCGGTCTTGTAGCTCGGGCCGGTCTTGACGATGACATCGTACTTGCCGCGATTGGGGTCTACGCCCTCGCGCTCAAGCGTGGTGATAAACACCGCATCGTCGTCGCCCAGAATCCTGATCTGGCGTTGCGCGTCGTAAATCTTTGGGATGACGGTGACGATCTCGCGGCCAATAGCCTCGATGGCGCCGACGAGATTGTCCACGTAGACAAAAGTGGCGGTGTCGGTTTGCGCGTCGCGCGCCTCAATGGCCACGCCGCTGGTCTCGTTCGAGCGCTGGCCAAGCGAAGCGTCATAAACGCCGATCGCCGCCTTCATGTCGTCGTTCGCGCCCTGCGCCATTTGCGTAAGGCCCGGATTGGTGGATGGCGGCGGCTCGCGCCGGGGCGGGGGCGCTTCGATGCGGTTGCCCTCGCCGTCAAGATAGCGGTAGCGGATGTAGGGCTTGGGCGCTTGGTTGGCGCTTGCCCATTCGTCCTCGAAGCCCTCAATTTGCTCGTCGGCGATGATGAAGGGCGCCTTTGGCGCGAGCCCAATGCTCTCGGCCTCGGCGCTCTTGGCGTAATTGTAGGCCCGCTGTGAATCCTTGGCGAAGCGGATCATGCCATGGCGGTAGACAACATCGCCGACATCGATCTCTTCGCCAATCACGGTGAAGATCGGGATGCGCGCGCCTGGCCATTCGACCGGGCCAGCGAGCACGTCAGTGCCGTTAAGCAGATACGAGCACACCCTGCGCTTGGTCGCCTCGCGGCGCCGACCCATGACGAAACCCATGTTCAGCGCTTCGGCGATGATGATCGGGTCGGGATTGACGAGCGTGGTGCGCGCGCCGCTAGCGCGGTGAACCATCTCCACGATCGTCGAAGGGTCTTCGTGAACCTTCCAGTATTCAGCGAGCGTGACGGTGCGGTTGGTGTTTACCGAAGAGCGGTCGGCCTGCGGAGAAATCGGACGCGACAATGCGAACGAAGACACCGAGGCGTTGGGGAACTTCGCCTTGAACTCGGCCTCGTCCATCTCGCAGACGACGAAGCACCATTTGGCGTCGCTCTTATCTTCCTGAACGGCGTTGTGATCCCATACCACCGAGAACGGGTTGCGGATTGTTTCAATCCGCAGATCGAGATCGAAGCCGGTGTCGTCGGCATAGACGAGCTTGAGGCGCAGATGGCCCATGCCGCATCTCGCGCTTTGATCGGCTGCCCGGGCATAATGGCGCGAGGCATTGGAGGCGCGCTCGATGGAACGGATCAGGCCTTCGTATATTTGCGCGGTCTTCACGTCGGCGGCGTCGTCGCCGGGCGCGCATTGGATCGCCGGCTTGTTGCGCCGAATTTCGCCGGTCACCTGTTTGACGAACTGGCCCATCCGGTTGATGGTCATCGTCGGGCGGCGCTTGCCCGGCCTGCCGCGCTCCTGGAGATCGGCTTGATGCCACTGGTCGCCGGCGGCGAACTTCAGGTCTTCAAGCGCTTCGTTGCGGTTGTCTTTGTCGTAATCGGCGCCCCGGCGGTATTGCTCTTCAGCCGTGCGCAGCATGGACGCGAGGTCTTCGCCACTGCCGTCCTTACGGTCTCGCGATTGAATATCCGCTGCCTGAGCCATGCGGATTGAATTATACGGTGACTTTGAATTGCGCTGGGGAGAGCGCCTAAATCAAAACGCCCAGGGCGTTGCGCCCCCTGCTCCGCCCTCTGACGATCCGCCGTCGGACGATCTTGCTTTGCGTCCAGCGCGCCGCGCCGCGAGTTTCGCGGCGTGCCAGCCGAGCAGCACCGCGTCCATCTTGTCGGGTGAGCGGCCTAGGCGCTCGGCTTTCTTCAGTTCGTCCTTGTCTTCGACAAGCAACCCCGAAGGACCGATCTCGAAGGCGGGCGCGCACAGTTCCTCAAGCAATTCCTCATCGGGCGGCAATTCGATGTCCTCGCCGCTGTTGGGGTCGAGCGCTTCGTGGAATTGCCAATGCAACGCGGCGCGCATATTGCGCATCCCAAAGCCGCCCTTCTTGGCGGTGAACTCGCTCTTGTTCGACGGGTTGACGCCGATGGCGCGCTCGCGCCCGTCCTTGCCGAAGATGGTCTTGAGCTGTGTGAGCGTGTCCCCGCCCCAGCCGCCGCCGAGATCGACGCACATGGTCGGATCGTCGCGCAGATGGCGCAGGGCCGCCGCCGCGACAGCAGGCCCATCGGTGGTGATCTCGCCGGGAATGGCGATCAGCGTCTCGCAGCGTTTCCCGTGAAAGGGCGCGAGCACGGTGCGGTCGGCGCCGCCTTGAGCGATGTCTAGGCCCATGCCGGTCATCGCCTGCCTGGGCTTGTCTCTGTTGGCTTCCCAGCGGGCCATGGCGAGCTTGACCCACTCGCGCGGGAAGACACGGGTGAGGTCGTCGGCGGCGGCCTCGAAGGCCTCGTCGTCCGTGGCGGGATATTCACGCTTGAACGCGGCGCAAAACGCGTTCGGATCGAGCCCGCGCGCGCTCGCCATGTCGCGGTTCTTGGCCCAGGCCCAATAGATTTGCCCCTCGCTCAGCTTGTGCGCGGCTTGGTAGAGCGCGAAGGCGTCGGGCTTGCGCCAGTCGGGCGGCGGCTCCTCGGCGTAGTCGTCAAGCATAAACCAGGGCACGAAGATCGCGACGAAGCGGCTGTTTCCCCGCTTTGCCGCCTTCCACATGCGGTGAAACGCATCGCCGGGCTTGTTCGCCGTGCTCTCTAGGATGATCTCGGTGTCGGGCTCGTTTGGCACCGCCTCCAGGACGCCGGCAAGGTTCTCCTCGGCATTGGGCCAGAAGCCGAACTCGCTGCCCAAGAACAACTGGATGGTGGATGAGCGGCCCACGGCCCTGCCGCCGGCGGTGCCGATCTTATAGCCCGATTGCAGGCCCGGAAAGGTCAATTCCTTGGCGTTGGCCGCGCCCGCTGCAGGCCTCAAGTCTTCCGGGCAATGATCGTGGAAGCGCTGCGTCATCTCGAAGAGATTCGAGGTCGCGTCGTCCAACTGGGTGAGTAGGTGCGCGCGAAAGCCCAGCCGGTGGGTAGTCTTCCAATAGTGGCGGCCGCCCACATAGGTTGACACCCCGTGCTGGCGAGCCTTGAGGATGAGCGCGCGCACCATCCCGGTTGATGCACGCTGCTCTTCGATGCGGGCGTGAACGTAGCGCTGCGTCGCGTTCATTACGAATGGCGCCAGCGCGCCCGCCTTCGTGCGGATCACCAGCGCGACTTCGGCATACGCCTCGAAGTCTTCCGCCAAGAAATCGTACTCGTCCTCAGTGGATAGCGTTGCTGCTTGCGCCGTCATCGTGCTGTTGCTCTGGCGTTAGCGAAGCTCTGCGCTTGGCGATGGCTTCTGAGCGGAACTTGATGCGATCTTCGTGGCGGTGGGTGATCGTCGCTTCGGTGCGGGTGATCTCGCGCCAATCGGCGAAGACGATGCCCATGAACTTCGCGTAACCAGCGGCGTTGAAGAGTGAGTTGGGTAACCCACAGCCAGCGCGGAAGATGCGCGCGTGGTATGCCTCGCTCAGTTCTCTTGCTTGCGTTAGGGCGTCCACAAACTCTGGCTTGCCCTTTTCATCACTTGCCCACTTGTAGAGCGTCGCTTTGGCGATATTTAGCGCAACGGCCATTTCAACGACGGTGCCGCCTTCAGCGCCTAGCGCGACGACCTTTTCGCACATGGCTGGGTCGTACAGAGAGGGCCGGCCCATGCGGGCTTTCGGCTTTGTCTCCGCTTGCTTGGTGAGTTCGTGGACGGCTGGCGGTGGAGGCGGAGCGCGCTCTTTGCGCGGCTTGCTCTCGCGGGGCCGTTCGAGATGGGGCGCTGCCTCCGCCTTGGGCTTGCGCGGACGCCCTGACCCCGGTCTTGCGCCGCCGCGCTTTGATTTAGGCTTGCCGGATTCCATCGTTTGATTATAGCGCGCAAATCAAACGCGGCGGGGTTAGCCGCCAGTTTTGCTATCGCGGCTTTGCACAAAGGGCCTCGTCACCTGCAGGATGGAGGCGATCTGGGCTCGCGTTGCTGATGGCTGCATTGGCTTATCCCCCGACCGCCACGCGCGGGCGCGGGCGATCTTCTAGCGCTTGGCGCAGGGATTGGGCTAGCGATTTGAACTGGGCGGTGACGCTTTCCTTGAAGTCCACGAACTTCTCGTCGATCCGCTTCTCGAATTGCGCGCGCCAAGCGGTAAGGTCGGTGACGGACTCGCTCTTGGCGTCCACCTTGGAGCGCAGGTCGCGCTGCTCGCGCTCGTAGCGCTCGACGTGCTCGTCATGGGCTTCGCGGATCGCCTTGAACTCAAGCTCTAGCGATTCCTTCAAGGCTTCGAGTTTGATGTCCTGCTTCTTTTCGAGCCAGCGCACGGTCAGGTGAAGACCGGCCCAGCCGCCGCCGGCGACAAAGATAACGCAGATGACGCTGAACAGGAAGCCGAGCAGGCCTGGGTCCACCGTGAAGGTCATCACGCGCCAGCGGGAAGCAGCGCGTCGGTGCGGGTGCAGGCGTTCTTGCCTTCTCCATAATCGTGATCGGAGATCGGGCAAGAGGGGAAAAGCTTGGAGAGCGCGCGGCGCACGTCCTTGCGCATGGCTTTGCTGGCGGCCTTGAAGAATAGCGACACTGTAAGCCCCTCTCCCCGCAACGCCTTCTCGGCGCGAACCTTGGGCTTCCCAGACAGCGCCACGGCGCCGGGCGGTGCGATCTCCAAGCGACCTAGTAACTCTTGAAGTGCGAGGTCGGCGCACACAGTGTCGAGCGCTGCCTGGGACATTTTGAGAATAGGGTCGGCGCGTTCAGCGCGGGCTTTGGCGACGCGCTGAAGGGCTTTCTCTGCGGCGGCGGCTGTCTGGGCCGCCTTGATCTTGGTCGCGGCGTGGCGGGCTTGCGTGCGCGATTGCGCGGCCTTTTTCGTGGCCTCGCGAAATTGGTTATCCGCCTCGATGTCGGCCTCGTCTTCCCAATCCCAGTCGTCGCGCTCTGCTAGCGGTTCGCGCAGGCCGAGCATCCGCCCTAGCGCGATGATCGCTTGCCACACGACAGAGCGGCGCCAGCCGATGGCGTCGGGGTTGGGCTTGATGTCTTCGCGGGCGAGCATGGTGGCAAGCTCGCGCCCGCGTTTGCGCCAGGCTTCGCCCAAGGCGATCCATTCGTAGATCGCGGAAACGGCAAGCGCTGGCTCTGGATAGGTGATCTGCGCCTCGATCTGAGACTTACCGACTTTGACCAAGCCCCGGTCGGTGGTGCCGAGTTCGTGCTTGATCTGGTCTTGGGTGAGATCGTAGCCAAGTGGGGAGATGGGCTGATCGGGTTGGCGTGCTAACCCATGCAGCAGGATGTAGCGCAGCGCGGTTCCGTTCTGGCTGAGTCGCTTCTGGCCAGAGCCCTTCACTTCGTCCCTGCTCGATCCGAACAGAAAGCCCAGCGTCTCAGCGGCGAAGTCAACGGGCGAAGCGGACAGGAGAGCGGAGACCATGGGCGCTATCCTCGCGCGTGAAGTAGTGAACGCGGGATTAAGCGGCGGGCGGAAGATCGTCCGTGTGCTGACGGTCTGCGATTTTCTTGCGGAGATGTTCGCCAAGCGCGATCCATGCGTTGGCCATCAGGATGCAGAACGCGAGGCCGCGCTCGTCCTCTGTCGGCGCCGGACCCTGAACCAACTGCCCGGAATTTCCCGGTAGTTGGGGCGGCGGGGTCGCGTTGTCGCCGGCAAGCAGCGCCTTCAGCGCCTCGTTCGGTTGCGGCGGACCGTCCAGCGACGCCGCGAAGGCGTCCCAGTCCGGTCCGCGAAGGGGGATGATGTCAGCGGTCATTTATTGACATCCGTGTTGGGATTGGTCCGAGGCTCACCGCGCCTCTCCACACACCAGGGTTACACGTGAAATAGCATCCGCTCTTGCGACAGTATCCACCTTAGTTCCCCGCCCGCATTTTTCACAGAACACACAAAGCAAGCCGGAGCGCTCTGGGATGTAGCTCACGCCTCCCGCGTACTGAAAGCGCGGGGTGAGCGAACAGGTTTTGGTTTCAGCTTGAAGCGCCTCGCCCGGCTTCACATCGCCGAACGTTTTGATCACCGGCCGTCCCTTCGGAAACAGCGGGCTCGCTTCTCGCTTACCGCTTATGTCCTTCATGTCAGGGATGAAGGTGAAGCGAAGGGTTTGGGTTTGAGGGTGGCAAAGGTCGGTGATCGTCATGAGCGCATCCGGCCAAGTGTGCCGTTGATGGCCAGCATCGGCGATGGCTTGTGCTTCTTCGGCTGAGCGCTGCGCGAGCGCGCCGCGTGCGCCTCGCAATAGGCGCCTTGGGCTTCCCGTCCGCAGAACGAGAAGCCCTCGCCTTCTGCTTGCGGCTCCATCGGCCAACGGCATTGATGCGCGCTGAGCGCGAGCACGTCGCTTACGGTGGGCGTTAGAGGCTCAGGGAGGGGGATGTAGGGTTCTTTGATGACCGTGGCGTTGTAGACGCGCGGCGCTGCGGGGCGGGCCTGCACTGCTTGGGGCGGCGTGGCCGGGCGCGAGGGCGTGGCGCGGCCCGCGAGGCCGAGACGGTGCACCTTGCCAATGACCGCGTTGCGGGTGAACGCGCCAAAGCCTCCGACCGCGAGCCGGTATACGATCTGCGACGCGCTGAGGCCCTCTCGCCAGCCCTTCTTCGCCAGTTCAATAGCTTCGTCCGTCCACGTTCCGGTCGAGACCCGATTGCGCGCGTAGTTAGCCATGCCGCCCTCCGAAAATTCGTTGAAGTTGGTCTTTGAGGGCGGTGTTGACCGCGTGCTCATGCGGGATTTCGCGGCAGTCGCCGGCAGGCTCTTGAGCGCGCGTTTCTGAGCGTGGATCATCGCCAACCTCGTTCACACCATCCTAACCCACTTCCTCCGTATGCGGAATCAAACTCGATGCTCCGTTCACAGAGGAATTGCGCCAGTGCTTTGGCTTTGTGAAAACGCCCTGCTCCACAAACTCAGTGACGAGGTGGCGTAGGGTTGAGCCTGACGCGCCGCTCGCGCGGCATATCTCGTTTGGATGATGGCCCGCGCGCAGCGCCGTCAGCACTTTGCTCTTGCTCAAAGCGAGCGGCCCGCCGCGAGCGGACCTCTCCCACCAGTCTGGATTTCTTTGAGAGGGGTCTAGGGTGCGGGTCATTGAAAAAGTTCGCCAGGCCTAGCGGCCTTGCGCGCTGCGTAGGCGGCTTGCTGACGCGCGCGCTCTGCTTCGTGATCGATGATCTCGACACCCGAGCCCACCGTCTCAGGCGCGGACCACGCAGCGGCGCCTTGCTGGACCTGCCAGCGCTTCTCGTTCATCACCCATGTCTGGAAGGTGCGCGCCCAGTCGGCTTTGCGCCCCCTCGCGCCGGACTGTGCTCGCCAGAAGGTCT